CATGAGACTTATACTTGACGTAGAGAATACGATAACCAAAAGAGAGAAGAAGAACATCCTTGATCCGTTTGAGCCTGGACTTGAGCTTGTGCAAGTAGGTGTGCAGAACGTAGACAACATTGATGAGACACATTTGTTTACGCTTAACCATAAGGAAGCACAAGACGTAGGTGGTACAAAAGCTAAGAACATTCAGACTGTACTAGATAACACAACGCTCTTGATCATGCACAATGCACAGCATGACTTGATGTGGCTGTGGGAGTCAGGCTTCAAGTATGATGGTGACATCTATGACACGATGTTAGCTGAGTACCTGCTACAACGTGGGCAGAAAGAACCTATAAGCCTTGAAGCTTGCGCTGAACGTAGGCAGTTAAACTATCAGAAGCAAGACACTCTCAAGGAGTATTACAAGAAAGGATACAACACCAATGAGATACCTTTACAAGAGCTTCTTTTTTATCTTAGGAGTGACCTCGACATTACTCGTGAGTTGTTCCTTGCCTTGGAACAAGACTACTCCCAACCAGAGGCAGAGTCCTTACATAAAGTTAGAGACATTACCTTCCGTACCTGCAAAGCCCTCACCCGAATGTATATGTCAGGAATCCGTGTGGACAGAAGTGCCCTTCAAGAAGTCCGACTAGAGTTTGAGAAAGAGAAAACTGAAATAGAAGATAGGTTACAACGTAAGACTCGTAATCTTATGGGTGATACACCTATTAATCTTAACAGTCCTGAACAAGCATCTCAAGTTATCTTTAGTAGACGTGTGCACAACAAAAAAGAATGGGCTGATTTGTTTGACTACACTGAGACACAACAAGAATTTAAAGAAGCAATAGAAGCAAACAGTTCTATCATCAGAAAGACTAAAGCTAGTACTTGCACTAAATGTAATGGGCGTGGCTTAGTACACAGGTTGCGTAAAGATGGTACGCTTTACAAGCTACCAACTAAATGTAAGCCATGTGACGGTAGGGGTTATCTACTAACTAAAACTAAAGATGTGGCAGGTTTATGTTTCTCTGCACCAAGTAAGAAATGGATAAGTGCAAATGGTTTCAGTACTAGTAAGGGCAACCTTGAAAGTCTTATGGCTACCGCTACAAGCAACGGCATGGAGTCTGCTCTTGATTTCCTTACTGACCTTAAGCGTCTGTCTGCTATTAGCAGTTACCTTAGCAGCTTCGTGGATGGTATCGACATATATACCAAACCAGACGGATTCCTACACGTTAACCTTACCCAAAGTATTACCAGTACAGGTAGATTTTCTGGACGCAATCCCAACATGCAAAACATGCCAAGAGGAGGAACATTCCCAGTGAAGCGTGTGTTCATATCACGATGGGAGGGTGGACAGATAATGGAATGTGACTTTGCTCAATTGGAGTTCAGAGTTGCTGCATTCCTCTCACAGGACAGCACAGCCATGCAGGAGATAGATACAGGGTTTGATGTACACTCCTACACGGCTAAGGTTATCAGTGATGCAGGGCAGCCTACAGCCAGGCAAGCAGCAAAGGAACATACATTCGCCCCACTCTTCGGGGCTACAGGGTATGGTAGATCAAAGGCTGTAGCCGCCTACTACAAACACTTTAATGAGAAGTACACAGGTGTAGCTAAGTGGCATAAGAAGTTAGGTGATGAAGCCATGAGGTTTCTCAAGATAACTAACGTAAGTGGTAGACAGTATGCGTTTCCTGATGTGACTCGTAGAAGTAATGGTAACGTATCACACTTTACTATGATAAAGAACTACCCTGTTCAAGGATTTGCTACAGGTGACATCGTTCCTGTAGTACTACTAGAGTTTGAACAATTGCTTAAGCCTCTACAGTCATGCTTAGTCAACACAGTTCACGACTCTATGGTGATAGATGTACACCCTGACGAAGTAACAAAAGTTTTGGATATAGTAGAGACTATCAACACTAATCTAAACTGTGTCATAAAAGACGCATACGATGTAGAAATGAATGTGCCACTATTATTAGAAGCTAAGATAGGAAAGAATTGGCTTGACACAGTGGACGTTTAAGGTATAACTAACCATCTTTAACTTTAAAAGGAAGTAAGTAAAACATGAATACAGAACTAGCAATACAAAACGATTTAGGTATGTCTCTTGCAGAGGCAGTAGGTGTAACTCCTCAAAGCGGTGGCGAAAGAAAGACTGCTGCTTTACCTAGAGTAAACCTGATGCACACTGGTATCATGGGTGAGATTGATGTTAACGGAAAGTCTATTAAGACTGAGGTTATACCGTCAGGATCATACAAGATTACAAGAGGTGAGGATGATGTTGTCTACGCAACTAGTCCTACTGTACGTATCTTCGCAATCAGACAGCAGTGGTCTAAGTGGGATGCAAAAGAAGAGATGATGATGAAGACAGTCATGGCTACCGATCTCAAGGGTGACCTTAAAGATAACGTTGGTACATTTAATCTTGGCAGACCATCAGGTTACATTGAAGATTGGGATAGCGTACCTGAGAAGACAAAGGATCTTATTCGTAGTATCAAGCGTAAGAAGATTCTCTTTGGTGAGTTATCCGCAACAGGTGTCACTGATGAAGCAGGTGACCCAGTAGATGATATAACTAATATGCCTTTCTCTTTTGAAGTACCACCTTCAAGCATTAAGTCATTGGACTTTGCAGTAAATGCATTAGGGCGTAAGAACATACTACCTATACAGTGTACACTTAAGCTAGGTGCTAATATAGTTGATTCTAAAACAGGTAATAACTTTGCTGTCATAACTTTAGATACAGGCGATAAGGTAGAATTAAAACCAGAGGATCAGGAAACTCTACATAACTTCTTAGCGTACATCACTACTCAAAACGAATACATCTTAAATGAGTGGGCTGAGAAGAACAAGGACACTATCTCTGATGATGATGCTGCAATCGTAGCAGAGTTTGTTAATGTAGAAGAGGCAGACTAATGAATCACCCTGCTGAACTAGCTGTCTTTCAATACCTTGGCAAAGCTGTCAAGGGTGAGACAGATATGGCTGAAGACATACGTAAGCAAGTTGCTTCTGATGTTGAGGCTGCACTAGAGAAGCAGTTCAGTGGTGGGCCTCGTGACAAGTTTAGATTAAGGATGTCCAACATTGGGCGTCCTACTTGTCAGCTATGGTTTGATAAGAATGACCCTGAAGATAAGACACCACTGCCTCCACACTTCTTGATCAACATGATCATAGGGGATATTGTGGAAGCAGTGTTCAAAGGGCTTCTTCGTGCTGCTGAGGTAGACTTCAAAGACAATGATAGTGTCACCCTTAAGCTAAAGGATGGCACAGAAATAAAGGGTGAGTACGACATGGTACTTGATGGTAAGGTAGATGACGTTAAGTCAGCATCGCCTTGGTCATACAAGAACAAGTTCAATACTTTTGAAACACTAGCTAAGAGTGATAGCTTTGGTTATGTGTCACAACTAGTAGGGTATGCCGAAGCTGCAGGTTTAGATGTTGGCGGTTGGTGGGTAGTCAACAAAGCAAACGGTGAGTTTAAATATGTTGATGCAAGCTCTGTTGAAAAGGATGCAGTGATAGAAAACATCGAAGATACAGTAGGTTACATCAATGAGGATAAACCTTTCAAGCGTTGCTTTGAGGCTATACCTGAGACACACTTTCGGAAGCAGACTGGTAATCTAAAGTTAGACCCTAACACCTGTGGCTTCTGTTCATTCAAACATAAGTGTTGGCCTAATCTACAAACTCGTACTGCTGTTATGTCTAAGGCACAGAATCCTCCAATGGTAGACTACGTACTGTTGAGTCCTGAGTATGCGGAAACACATTAAAGGTAGGTATCGCAGTGGCCTAGAGAAAGAGGTTGCTGCGTACTTACGTAAAGCACAGAAGAAAGTCAGATACGAAGTACTGAAAGTAGAGTGGGAGGATTTAAGATACCGCACCTACACACCAGACTTCGTGTTAGACAACGGTATTATCATTGAGACAAAGGGTATCTTTGATAGTGACGATAGACGTAAGCATCGTGAGATACAGAGACAGCATCCTGAGTTAGACATACGGTTTGTATTCAGTAATGCAAAAGCTAAGTTATATAAGGGTTCTAAGTCTAGGTATTTTAATTGGTGTGATCAACATGAGTTTCAGTGGGCTAATCGTATTATACCTGAAGAGTGGTTAAAGGAAAAGGGTAAAGAGATTACAGCTAAGAAGATAGAGTTAAAAACAAAAAGGAAAGACTGATGGGTCATAGCTTAGATAATGATGAGATAGCAATAGTTATAAGTCCAGTAGACTACACAGACGATGGTAATTGGGATGGTGATACAAATGTGTCAATAGCAATATCACCTGAACACAACTTACCTGAACCTATTATTAATGGAATAGTAGATGTAGCAACTATGATGTCAGCATTCTTAGATATAGCAAATGAACATCCTGACATATACGAATTAGTAAGGGATCACAGAAATTATTTAATGACATTGGAGGAAGAAGATGAAGAAGAAAATTCTGTTGTAATTAAAGAAGGTAATGTGTATACACTTAACAAATGGTCAAAGACAAAAGGAAGTGCATGAATGGAACCTACAATAACATTAACTGGAGATACAACTTTTAATCACGATCAAGTAAACAATCCAGTACACTACAATCATAGTGGTATAGAATGTATCGAAGCTATAGAAGCAATGACAGAAAACATGTCAGGATCTACAGCACCACACGCTGCTAACGTACTTAAGTATTTGTGGAGACACGAGTACAAGAATGGCTTAGAAGATATTAATAAAGCTATCTGGTATCTAAATAGGTTAAAGGATCGTTACAAGGATATACATAAATGATAACAGCAGAAGATATAAATGCATGGAAAGACATGTATGAAATGACATTTGGTGACTATCAGATAGAAGCAAGAAAGACTGCTATCTATCCTGAAGAACACAAGATAGTTTACCCTGCGTTAGGACTCGCAGGTGAAGCAGGTGAAGTAGCTAACAAAGTAAAGAAGATGTTAAGGGATGGGAAGTTTGACAGAGAAGATGTAGCTGCTGAGGTAGGTGACTGCCTATGGTACATATCAGCTTTGTGTCGTGACCTAAACTTTGACATGGGATATATAGCCAGGTGTAACTTAGATAAACTTCACAGTCGTATGGAAAGAGGAACCATTAAAGGCAGTGGCGATAAGAGATGAAGTTCAACATTAAACTAACAATAGAGATAGACGAGGAAGAACACATACTACCTATAGTAGCAGACATGCACGAGGAGGCAGTTACTGAGTTATTCCAAGATATTATTTATGATATTGATGGTGCAGTAATTAGAAATATAGAGGTTAAAAAATATGAATAACTATTTACCAACAGACTACCAAAGTTTTATACATAAGTCACGCTACGCTAAATACATTGATGGCAAAGGCAGAGAGTCTTGGTCTGAGACAGTTGATCGTTACATCGAAAATGTTGTAGACAATAAAGTAGATGCAGATACTAAAGATGAAATAATGTTTGCTATACTTAACTTAGAGATCATGCCTAGCATGAGAGCTATGATGACTGCAGGTGCAGCACTTGAGAGAGATAATACTGCAGGTTATAACTGTAGCTATCTACCCGTAGACGATCCTAAGTCCTTCGATGAGGCTATGTACATCCTCCTCTGTGGTACTGGTGTTGGCTTCAGTGTCGAGAGACAGTTCATTAGCAAGCTTCCCGAAGTACCTGAATTGTTCGAGAGTGATACTACCGTTGTGGTAAAGGACAGCAAGGAGGGGTGGGCTAAGGCGTTTAGACAAGTATTGGCTCTCTTATGGGCAGGTGAGATTCCTAAGTGGGATGTTAGCAGAGTACGCCCTGCAGGTGCAAGACTTAAAACATTCGGTGGTAGAGCCTCTGGCCCTGCTCCTTTGATTGACCTATTCAACTTTGCAGTTAAGACATTCAAGGATGCACAAGGACGTAGGCTATCTAGCTTAGAGTGCCATGACCTAATGTGTTTTATTGGTCAGATAGTTGTTGTCGGTGGCGTTAGACGTAGTGCTATGATTAGCTTATCTAACCTTAGTGATGATCGTATGCGATACGCTAAGTCAGGTCAGTGGTACGATAGTGCAGGGCATCGTGCCTTATCTAACAACAGTGTATCTTATACAGAGAAGCCTGACTCAGAAACATTCATGCGTGAATGGCTATCTTTAGTAGAAAGCAAATCAGGTGAAAGAGGAGTATTCAACCGTGAAGCATCTAAGAAACAAGCTGCAAAGTTTGGCAGACGTGATCCTAATTTTGAGTTCGGAACTAATCCTTGTAGTGAGATTATCTTACGCCCATACCAGTTCTGCAATCTTACAGAAGTTGTGGTACGAGCCACGGACACGGTGGATGACTTGGATAGAAAAGTCAGACTCGCCACAATACTTGGGACAATCCAAAGCACGTACACAAAGTTCCCCTACCTCAGAAAAGTCTGGACAACAAACACAGAAGAAGAAAGACTCTTAGGTGTAAGTCTAACAGGTATAATGGATAACCCTCTTATGACATCAGCAAACAAAGGATTGGAGAAGACCCTTGAACATTTACGAGAAACTGCTGTTCATACTAATGCTGATTGGGCTGACCGCCTTGGCATTCCACAATCAGCAGCAATTACCTGTGTAAAACCTAGCGGTACAGTATCACAATTAGTTGACTCCGCATCAGGTATACACGCTAGACATGCACTGCATTATATCAGGACTGTTCGTGGTGACAACAAAGACCCACTAACACAGATGATGAAGGATCAGCGCATACCTAATGCACCTTGTGTGATGAAGCCTGATACTACTACAGTGTTTAGCTTCCCACAGAAGTCACCCAATAAAGCTGTAACTCGTAACGACATGTCAGCCATTGAACAATTGGAGATGTGGCTAACTTACCAAAGACACTGGTGTGAGCATAAACCCTCTGTAACAGTGACAGTTCGTTCTGATGAATGGATGGAAGTAGGTGCATTTGTTTATAAACACTTTGATGAAATGAGTGGTGTGTCTTTTCTGCCACACTCTGATCATACTTATCAGCAAGCACCCTATCAGGATTGCACTAAGGATGACTACAAAAAACTATCAGCTATAATGCCAAAGAGTATTGACTGGTCTAAGCTTAGTGAGTATGAACAAGAAGACAATACAGTTGCTATGCAAACTATGGCTTGCACTGGTGATGTCTGTGAAATGGTAGATATAGGAGCATAAAGGAGAAACATAATGTTAGAACAAATTAAAGGATCATACTATAGAAAGTTTCAACCTCAGTCTTATAAAGAAAATGATAATAAGGCTAAGACAGTTATAACAAAATACCTAGAAAGTAATGGACACACCATCCTTGATACACAGGAAGACTACTCTTTCGATATAAAGAGTGATAAGAATGGTGATAGATATTATAGTGAAGTAGAAATGAAGAACCAGTGGACAGGTGATTGGAACCCTAGTTGGACAGAAATACGTATACCATACCGTAAGTATAAACTTATTAATAAGTATAAACAATTGCAGGATGTTAAGACTTTTTGCAACTTTTATATTATACGTAATGATTGCGAGAAAGCCTGGAGAATAAAAGATTTGCAACTTACCAAAGAATGTGCAAAAGAAATATGGTTAGCTAACGCTAGACGTTATGAATACTTCTTTCACATACCATATAAAGAAGCAGAATTACTAGACATAGTTTAAATACTGTGTTACTATTACAACAACAATAAAAGGAGTTAATCATGTTGTTATTTAATATCTTAGTCCCTATCGTTTTTCTTTTAACAGCCTATGGTTCTTACAATGATGTAGTTAAACCTGCAGCTAAGGCATCGTGGGATACAGGAGTTGTAGTATATGAAAAGAGTGTAGACATTATCAAAGATGTAACCACTGACGATCCTGTTGAATAATGTTTGTATTAGTATTTATACTTTCTTTAGGTAATGGATATGTTCAGGTGCAAGCTATGAATTATGTTTACCCTACAATGAAGGAGTGTAAAGATAATGCAGTTACTATTAGAGAAAACCTTATGCTAAGTAGACCTTCAGATAAATCTACAGTACAAGCATACTGCACAGAAATACCAGTGGAGGTTTAAAATTTGATACGCCATTGTTGTGGTTGCAGCATAGAACTAAATGAGACTAACTGGACTGAGGGTGTGCGGCAGCGAGGTGTTTTTCTTTGTAAGTTTTGCAACAGGTCACGAGCTATTAAATCCTGTAAAAAAAGTAATCCTGATAGAATGTTTGTAAATGGTAAATACATTGCAAAGAAACACCCTTTACATAAACCAGGAAATTATAAAACTTTTAATGACGCAGCTTTTGATGGCACGTATAAGTTAGATAATATCAAAGAAGGTTATGTCTATGTTATAACTAACCCTGCATGGATTGGGTGGGTAAAGATAGGCATGGCTATTGATGCTGATGATAGATGTAATAGCTATCAAACTAGTAGCCCACATCGTGACTTTGTGTTAGAGCATACTGTTGAGACAGATAATAGAAGGACACTAGAGCAAGCTGCACACAAAGAAGCTATGAAGGTAGCAGGTAAGACTAAAGGTGAATGGTTTAAGCTTGATGTTAAAACAGCAATAGAAATACTTAATAACTTAAAGGAACAAGATGAGCCTAGAAAAAGAAGCGCATGACTTTGTATCTAGGAGACAGGATCATTTCAGAGAGGGTGTGAAAAAACGTAGTGAAGCATTAGAAAAGTTTATTTCAGATAACTTGTACCACAGTACGGAAACGCATGAAGCATTAAAGAATTTAATTGCAGTACAGATGTGGGCAGAACGTGCATCAAAAATGTATGGTATAAAAAAGTAAGGGCGCTAAATGCGCCCCTATTTATTTGTATATATCTTTTAGATAATCAATGTAGTCCATGAAGTATTGAAGCTCCGAATACCCCATGTCATCTACACTTCCAGTAAAATTAAATCTTTCACGCATGACTTTCAATGCTTTAGTTCGTAGCTCTTTGTTACCATGCGAACTAGCCTTACGTTTTATGGCAAGTATTCGTTTCTCTGGAGGGCTATACTTCTTTAAAGAGTTTCTAACCTTACCCTTAACATCTGTCAGGGTACTCTTTAACATAGAACGTTTACCAATTAGATCAGCATTTATAAAATCAGGATCACGTAATAGCTTATCTGTTGCAGTTTCCAACACAGGAGCTAGTGTCTCGTTAAACACTGTATCGTATGCAGCTATCTGAGATCTCTCACTGGCTTTCCAAGGTTGCATCTGAGCCATAGAATACACTTTCTCTGTAGCTGTACGTCCAGGCTTTATAGTTATACCAAATAACTTTGCCATAGGATTAGCATCTTGTATCTTACCTTCACGACTAGCTACACGTAGCTCTTCACCTGTAATAGTTTCGGCTTTATCTGTGAATGCTTCTATTACATTATCAAAGTACTTAGTAGCATTTTGACTAAACAATTCTACACCACTACCTGTTCTACGTTTATCCTTAGCTGCATCAGTGTCTGTAATAAAACCTGTTAGTTTATTTACGGCATCTAAAGGTCTTGTAAAACCTGCTACATAATTACCACCAAATTTAGCTATAGCATCAATACTTTTCTTGCTTGTTTCTATGTCTTGATTAAATACAGTATCAAATATAGCAGTAATATCATTACCAAACTGAACATCACTAGCTAATTGACCTACCGCAATCTGTTCTCCAAATTGTACTAGAACTTCTTTTGGTACTTGCTCTCCCTGCCTTCTCAAATTAAGAGCACGTCCTGCTGCTAACCAAAGTGAGAATGGATACGTGTTACGTGCATCAACTATTGTGCCGCCACCTGTGTCTATTTCAAATGTACCTAATTGTTTTTGTCTTCGCTCCTCATCATACCTCATAGCTGCACCTAAAGCAGTAACACCAACAAGACTTCGTGAAAAAGCTTCAACAGTTTCTATGTTTCTCTTTTCTTTTTTAGCTATTGCAGATGCTAGTTGAACACCACCGCCTACACTCCATTGATAAGATGTGGCTACAACGTTATTGAAGAATCTACCAAATGGTAGAATTGTACCAAGGAGAGGCATGTTTGAAATACTCTCAGTAAACTTAGCAGCTAGTTTTAAATGTTGATCATCAGTGGTGTAGTTCTTTGAGAATACAGACTTTAAAGTTGTATCTAATGCACTTCCTACAACACTGTCATCTATTAAATCTATACTACCATCATTAAGAACTTCTTGTAAGCTCTTCTGCTTTTTCACCCTTAGAAATTTATCTAGCTCAGTCATAAACATCTGAGACTTAGTAAACGTGTCTTGTATACGAACACCTGTCAAACGATTAGCTGCATTAGTAACAGCTTCTGTGTTTTTAAACCAAGCATTGTTAGGATCTAGATTAAACCTTTTACCAGATCTTTCTATACCACCAGTAATTGTTTCAAACAAAGTCTTTTCTACTTCTTTGTTCTGCGACAAGAAATCAACGTATGCATCATGCGTAGTGTATGGGTCCATCAAGTTACGCATCTTCTGTGCTTGTATATCTTTATACACGTTAGCAACACGTAATGCCTCTCGTCCACGCTTAGTAAAATTACCGCCCAACGCTAATCCATAAGATAAGTTAAGTGAGCCAGTGAATACATCAGCCATAGTTTGACCAAGATAAAACTGAGAGAAACCTGCTATGTTGAGTGCAGTTGTTGCAGGTGAGGATACAAGCAACCTACGCCACACTGATTGAGTATAGCTGAATGGTCTAGCAGGTTTTGATTTACCTGTAGCTTTTGCTATCTCTTCCTCTATAGCATCTTTAGCTTGTGGGTTACGGACTAGATTAGCCATAGCGTTTTGACCATGCACAACACCTGCGTCAATAGTCTTGCGAGTCTGTGACATTACGTTACCAAGCTGCATACCATTACGCACCTTAGATGCGATCAAGTCACCTAGCTCCTGTGCTATGGTTGTTGTATCACCTAATGTATAACCTACTAAAGGTTGCATACGTTTAGATATAGATTGTAACTCAGCTTGGGGCATCTGCTTTAACACATTAGTCATAACATCTGTGACACGTAGCTTCTTGTTTAGCTTCATGCCATTGTCAGCAAACACTTTAGCTAGTCCACCCTTACCGTCTGGTCCTAACATAATGTCGTGCAGTAGTTCAGATGGCATCATTTGTGTTTGGAACAGGTTATCTCCACGCTTCCACTTACTCTCCCAACTATCTAATGTTTTATTGATGTGATTACTTACACGCTTTACTTCACCTTTAGGTAGAGCAACAAGTGTAGCTGCCTCAATGTCAGCATCTAACTCAGCATTTCTTTTTGCTTTACGTAGCTGTAGGTCTACGTCTGATAAACCACTAGCTCCTTTAAACTTACCACCAACAAGCTGTGCACCACCGCCTACTGCACCAAGTAAAGAACTAAACCCAGTTTGTAGTAAGCTGTACTCTTCCTGTGCACCTACATCTAACATTACATTTTGTATTTGGTAATCATTAAGTACAGCAAAGGATGCGTCTAGTGCTGTGGTAGCATATAAAGATTTACGTATCCCTTCTTTACCACGATCTGTTATAAACTTTTTCTGTGCTTGCTTCTTAGCGTTATACAAGTAGTTTTCTTTTTCACGTAAAGCTACACGCTCTTTCAGCTTCTTAGCTGCACTACCCTTCACACCTTTTTCTACAAGGCGTTGAGCCATACGTTCTGCAGCTTCTTGAGATGCCTTTTGTGCTGCTTCTCTGGTAGCTCCTGACTTTATAGCTTTCTGTCCTGCCTCTATTGCAGCACGTTTAACTAATTGTTTTGCTCCTTCGTTTAAACCAAGAGCAGATGCTTTCCCAATACCACCTGTAAGTAAACCAAGATAGTTAGTAGGATCTGTAACTGCAGCACCTATGTAATCAAATACACCATCAACTGCACCAAGCAAACCATCATTAACAAACACATTACCTAGCTGATCATACAACTTATAGGCATCACCTGCTATACGCTTATCATCCTCTGATGCATTTGTAATATGTCTAACTTCACCACTAGTACTAATAATATTAGTATTGAATCTACGCATATGATCTACAAAGTCTTCTACTACATCTTTATCTGATGCGGTTTTGTAGTCTACACCTTTGCGAGAGATCATGTAGTTGCGAAGCTTTGACAAATTCTGTGGTTTATAGAAGTCTTTCTTTTTGAGAGTACCACCCATATCTACTACGGTGTCTTCCTCTAGTTCTTCCTTACGCTTATTTACAGAGTATTTATTTCTAAACGCATTAACATCTGATACACTAGGTTTACTACTTAGCATATCATCAGTCTGCTGATTAACTGTTGAGTCTATTACTTTATATTTATCGTAAAAGCTTTGTAGTGCTTCACTCATTCTGCTAATCCCTTTTTCATCATAAAGATCAAGAAGTTCATATTAAATGGTAGCACCTTATTGTTTTCATCTGCCCATCTAGAAAGCTGATAATACAACTGCATATCATCAAGAGGTTCACTACCTGCATTCTCTACGATGTATTCAAAGATGTCATCACCACTATCGTTTAGAAGCTGTAAGTCTAATTCTGTTATGCTTCCTGTGTCCATACCCTCTTCTATATCTTCTTGGGTTACACCAAAGCGTTCCATTGTTTTTTGTCGTAAGCTTAACTTAGGGCGTGGCTTAGGACGCTTACTCATTAATCCTGAAGGTTCTTCACTTTCATCTTCACTCTCTTCTTCCTGTGCTGAACCTATTGCTGCACTACTAATACCTGACGGTGGTAATGCGCTGTCTATTGGCCCTTCAAAGTTAGGCTCTTGATCTTGTCCTTTTTCTACTGGTTTAACTTCTTCAAGCCTCTTACCTGTTTCAGGATCATGGGTAGCACCAAATAGTTCATCCCACTCATCAACCCTCAATGGGTTTCTACCTGTAGGTATAGCCATCTCACCATTCTTTATCTTCTCTCTTGTCTCAGCGTCTAGTGAGAAACCTTGCAACCTGCTTCTAAAAGCGTTTGGCCTTGGAGGTACACCATAAGTTGTTTTACCGTCTACTACGTAGTAAGTTTTTTCAGTACCTTCTACCTCTTCTTTAATTACTTCAGGCACATAAGAAACAAAGTCATTGTAGATAGACTGTGCATCCTCCTGTTCAAACGTTGCACCACCTGATTCTGCAGAAATTACTGTGCCATTTTCTGATAATTCAAATGTAACTTCTAGAGCACCATCATCATCAGAAAATACTGCCTCGTTAGATACAGTAACCGTATTACCACTCTTAACTACTTTACTACCTTTCATCTCAACTTCAGTATCATCTAATGAAGCACTTGTTTCTTCAACGATTGCAGTAGATACATCACTTGATAAACTATTGTAGTAGTCATCTCCCATATGTGTTCTCATTAAGTCTTCTAATCCTACGATAGCTTTAGTGCCATATGTAGTAATAGCTTGATCAAAGATAGACCCAAAGTTCTGTGCGTGTGTGTCTTTAACTATTTTTAGAGCAGCATTACGAGCAGCTATCTCTTCTTCAATTTGTGTAGTAGGCGAAATATCTGTTAACGTTGTACGTGCTGCAAGGTAAGTAGGGTCACTTTCTTCTAATACTTTAATCTTTGTAAGAATGTCTTTTTCAACACTCATACGTGCATCATTATCAAAGCGTTTAAAGTCTGCAAATGTAGCAAAGGTAGAAGGTATTACAGCTTTGTAGTCAGTTAATGCAGCCAATTCATTTATGTCAGCAGCAGTGTATCCTTCGTATATAGCACTACTATCTAGCTTACCCTTGGTTCTAATCATTGCTGCATCACCAGTTAGGCGATCCCAGAATCCTATCTCAGGTGTTTCAGATACACCTTTGTTTGGTGAGTATAAACCATAGGATCTACGTACATACTCATCCAACTCCATGTTTACAGGAGAGAAGTTTTCAGGCATACGTATAATGCTCTCTACATCTGTGCTTGTTAGAGGTTTACCGTCCTGTGCGTCTACAGCTTCTTTTACTTTTACAGCTAGTTCAGATATAGCGTTAGGACCAGAGGCAATAGCAGCCTGTATCTGGTCATTTGATACACCGTTATCACTAAGCATCTGAGTCAAACCCATAACTTTATTTACTGTAGCATTACGCTCAGATATTTTTAGAAGATTACGCTTGGCTAGGTCATCTTGTTCTAAACCGTAGGCACGAGCCTCTGCTTTCTTTTCTTTTATGTTTGATGCAGTCTCTTCCATAAAGCCTTCAGCGAAAGCCATCCAATCGAATCCCATCTTAAAGCTCCTTCGCCATTAAACCTTTGGGTTCAGCAGGTTCGCTTACTTCCATACCTTCGTCTGCAACTGCTTCTACACTCTCATCATTTAGAGTTGTTTGAATCTCTTGTAGCAACGCTACACCAGGATCATCAGCTTCTTTATCTGTGTCAGCCATTGCTAACTCTATTGCAGTCTGTAGCCTCTGCTTCTCTTTTTCTTTTATCTCTTCTTCTGGGCTAACAATATCATCACGAACCTTAATGCCGTAGCTTGTCATTGCAGCTTTTATAAATGCGTGAACTACTGGCGCAACAATAATACTTACATCAATAGAGTGCCTACCGTTCATAACACCTGTAGTAAGTAGTGTTTTTACGAAAGGTGCTACAGGCATACCGCCACCAAATAGTACGGATAGATCATCCATAACATCATCGTCAGCTAATTTGTTTATGTAAAAACGTGTAGCATCCTCAGTACCTGACATCTCAGGAGGATTCTCCCAAGGCCAGTTCTTAGGTTGATCAGTTAATGACTGACCTGGTATTGGTGCTTCAAGAAATGATGCCATATTATATTATCCTATTTAGTAAATCCTGCGCCAAAGTATAGTCCTACTATGGCTGATACAATGTGTGTGTCTAGTGGTGTGATTACAAAACCTTGTGCCATCTTCCACTGTATAGCTTCATCTGGTCCAAACAACCAGTTCATAAAACCACCAGTTGCTTCAGTGTATCCTACATATACGCTTACTTCAGGATACCATACAGCGACTAGCTTTGGCAATACAATTATAGAGAACACAGCAGACAAAGCTATCAGCCTACGTGTCCATGCAAAGTGTGAGTCATTCTTACCTGCGTCACGAGCATCCTTAACTGCAGACCTCCTGAAGTTAGCACGTTCCATGAGCATATCATTCTGTGCTTGCTTAGACTTTATTGACTGACCCCATATAGACATTACTCCACCAAGTATGGTAGAGAAAAGCATGGTGATTAGTTCTAGTGGTAATCCAAACATTATTCAGGTACTCCTGCACCGTCAGCAGTAGCTAAAGGTAATACAGAGGATATTTCACTAAAGTTGTTTATTATACCTGCATAATATAACTCTTTAACTACTCTATTATCCATTCCTTTTGTATATTTTTTATTATCTTTTCTACGCATTTCTGCAGCAAAATCTACTACATTTTTATCTTTGGCTGCAAATAACACAGCGGTCCATTGTTTTGCTGCTTTAGGTCCACCTACATTGTAAGCCAACGAATTTAATGCGTTTTGATATTTAGAATCTAGATCTTCCCATGTAGTTCCTATAGCTTTAAGTTTTGCATCCCAACCTTTTTGACGAGCTAGTTTTAATTCTCTTGCCATATCAGCATTTAATATTTTTATTTTTTGTTTTTCAGTTAATGGTATATATGAACCGTCTTCCCTTTTAAACTTTATACCATGTATTAAACCAGAATCCTCTTCAAAATCTTTTACCTTGTGTCCATATCCCAAATCTTTAGAACGATCTTCAATAGGTTTGTCTGCTTCTCTGCTATCATTAGTTGGTTTAGGTATATCTCCATGATCACCTTCAGCCTTTTTACCTATATCTAAATAAAAGTCTATTTCTTTCCCATCTGTAGGCTGCACCTCATCAGCATTTGGGGTAGAATCAATAGCATCACTAGCAATATCAGAAACTTCTTCAACTGAAAGCACCTCCTCTGTATCATCAAATGTCTTAGTTGGTATTTCTAGCATTCTAGGATCACCTAGTACTTTATCTACCTCTACATCAACACCCTCCCGACTTAACATACCTGTCTTACCATAGTATCTCATAATATCATCATAAGATTTGATTACTTCGGTAGATATTGCATCCCTATCTGTCTCTTCAGGTATAAGAACTTTATCAGCATCCTCATCACTAGAGAAATACTTAGACAGAGCCTCATACATATTTTGGTAGAAATCATCGTCTGTATCTTCGTCTATCTTAGAAGCAATACCTACATTCTCTTTTGCTGTTAGACGATCACGTAGTTCCTTTGCTTGAGGAACCCAGTTCATTTTATACTTTATGTCTACCATATTAACTTCCTACTATTGCGCCAATAATTGTACCTGCTGCTTTAGCAAAAGATGCACTCTTTGCAGCAGCGGCTTGATCTTTAGTTGCTTCATTCTGCAAGTTTTGTACTGCTATGCTAGTGGCACGATCAGCGTTATTGTTAGCTGTTTGAAATGCAAAGCTCATAATGTCACGCTCACGTTGCCATATCTGACCCATGTTTGTTTCTGTAAGTCCGTTGATAGTACGAGCATATGTTGCATTACTTTCATTCAATGCTGCAGTGTTCATCGTAGCAATGTTTTGTCTCCACTGTGCGTTAGACTGAGAAACAACAAGACCGTTTTGTGCATTGAATAAGTCACGCTGTTGTTGTAACTCCGAATTAAACTCACGCAATGCATTAACACTATTAACGTTAAACTGATCCATAGCATTTTGTTGAGTAGAATTAAACTGAGATACCTGTGAAGTAAGTGACGCAAAGAATTGCTTAGTTTGATTATCACTTGTAGCGTTAAACTGTGCAGCCGCATTACCTGCAGCAGTATCAGTAAGTATAGCGTTAACGTTTTGCTGTGTCTTAAACATTGCAGTCTGTTGCTCATTGGATAAATTAGTCATGTCCATTTGCAAGAAGTTTTGTGCATTCTGTACAGCAGCTTGTTGTCTATTGTTGAGGTTAGCCATATCAAGTTGTGACAATGCAGCAGCCTCAGCCATTACCATAGCTTGAGAGTTAGTCAAGTTAGACAGTGACATTGTGTTAGATGCACGAGCATTCTCTAAGGCTATCTGTTGATCAGCATTGAAGTTCATGTTTGCTATATCACCAATGCGTGAAGCGTTAGCTACACGAGCTTGGAATGATTGATCAAACTCTTGCCCTATAAATGATGCACGTTGTTGTGCAGCAAGCATAGCACGTTGCTGTCTGTTAGACAAGTTCTGCCCTTCAAACTGCGCCTGTACCTGAGCATCCATTTGAGCTATAGGTAGTGCAGCTTCCATTGCAGCTTGAACCACAGCTTGACCTGCAAGACTAGACGCACCAAGACCACGAGCAGAGAGTGTAGCCATTGCGGTACGCATAGATCCTGCAGCCCAAGCAGGTGTCTCACCACCCTCAAAGTCAGCCATTAAATCTTCTAGCTGACCTGCAACTGTAGCTTTCTTAGTTGGTGTAGCTGTAGCAGCATCTATCTGTTCTGCAAACTTAGAAGCAGTTTCTGCATTAGCTGCACCTGATACTATCTCACCATCCTGTATCTGCCTTTGTACAGGATTGTTCATCATGGTAGCTGTACCTTGAGCAGCTTCTATGCCTGACACAGATGTTTGTAATTGTTGTGCTGCATCTATCTGAGCCTGTTCAGATACCTCACCTTCTACAGCTTGTAATGCACCAGTTTGAGCTTGCACCTGTGGGGATGTACCTCCTGCAACCATAAAAGTAGCAGGTTGAGTCATAGGCATACCTGCCTGTGCAGTAGAAGGTACTGTAGCAGATTGTGCAAAAGGTGCTATAGGATATGCTTGCCCTGCACCAGTAGGTGTAAAGTCAGCAGCCTGTGGCACTATCATTCTAACGTTAGACTGTAATGGTTGCATAGTTTGTTGTATAGCACCACGCTGCATTGCAGCTAACTTTTGTTGATACGGATCACCAGGCGCACTTAGTCCAGAGACCCCTGATAGCTGATTTGCAGCATCTACAAACGTACCTGACTGAGCGAACACTGTACCTTTCTGTGTCATCTTGTTACGCAATGCTGTACGGTACTTACCCATTTTAGCTGCAGCAGCAGGATTAGCCTCTAAGAATTTCTCTAAATCAGTACCATTAAATCCAAGAAACTTAGATGCCATAGTCTTCTCAGCTTCTACTAAGCCACCTGACTCATATCCTTGGATGTATGCACCCTGTGCAGCAGATGTAACTTTTTGAAAGCCTGGAGGAATAACACCAATAGGACTACCGTTTATTTCTGTAGTAACAATCTGTTGATCTGTTGCAGGATTCTGATATACAACTTGTTGTACCCCACCTACGCCTTGAGAAGGGCTAGTAAGGTTAGCCATGTTTGTACCAGTGTAATCTGTCTGTGTTGTAATTGTCTGTGGTACAGCAGAAAGATTTGCAGTCTGTGATGGTAAGTTAAAGGTTCCAGATACAGGAGCTTGAGGGGATGTTCCTGTGGCTGCAGATCCTAGAGCAGGTTGAGAAGTATCAAATGTTTGTTGTACTTGCTGTGTATCATATGTTACTGGAGCAGATCCTGCTGTGTTAAATGTTTGTGCGGTTCCTATGCCACTGTTTATACCTGAGTAATCAACTGATTGATTAAGGCCTGTAAAGTCTTGTGCACCCATTCCAGGTGCAACATCTAGCCCTGATGTATTTGGAATTATCTTATTATCTAAAGCTTTTAAATTTAAGAAGTCATAGTTGTTTAAAAATTCAAATCCTTTACGGTAGTCATTATAGTATTTCTGATAGTTAGAAAATACATCTCCTTGTACAATACCTTGTATTTGATTAGGGTCTACAAACAACGAAGAAAGGGTTTGTCCAGTTAAACTACTAGTATTACCTGCAACACCTGTCATTATGGGTTGCCCATTAACCATACTAAAGTTTACGTTACCTCTGTTGTACCCTAAAAACTCTCCTGTTTCCTCATTAAAGTTAGGCTGTCCTACTTGATAGCTTTGTATGTTAGCAACGCCAACAGCATTTACAAAAGCATCTGAACTATATGCAGATACAGCAAGCAACATACCAAAGTTTCTATTGTCTTGTATACTACCAATTGCACCTAGTAAGTTATTAGCAGTACCCTCACGAGCAAGATCCCAAGACTCTACCCCATATTGGGCTGCAAAGGAGTCTTTTAATGCTTGGCTACTATTGTCTAAGATACCAAGCATAGTGTCTCTAGACATTACATAATTGCCTGTACGCATTAAGAATGCTTCAGCTTCGTTTGCAGCACCTGTAGGTAGCCCTGTCTCTGCGTTTATAAAGCCACCGCCATCGTCTTGACCTGTTTGTACGTAATGGTTGTAAGACTGTATAAGTGCGGCTATCTGTGTCTCAGTATTATCATCAACGACTGACCCTATATTACCGTACAGTTTATCCCAAGCTGATATAGCAGCATTACGTCTATCAACATATATTTGAGCTATTCTGTTTGCATCTGCTATTTCACTAGCTGTATTTCCTTGTGTTGATTGTATTCTAGTTCCATCAGATAGTATAACATAACTAGCCTTATCTCCTTTTAAACCTAAGAAGCCACTCCTACCCTGCCCTACAGCAGAGTCTGGATCAAATGTAAGTTCATCAGGGCGATCTGGTGTAAAGCCAGTTTCAATACTATCAGCATAAGTTGCTTGCTGCTGTGCACCAAAACTTTGCTGTCCTGATTCATTCATTTGTGCTATTTGATCAGCGTATTCTAATTGATGCTCACCTATAATATCCATACCAATGTAGTCTGATTCTGTAGTAACCACATTGTAGCTAGATGATAGTGATTCTGTTAACTGCTCCACAGTACCTGTTTGAATAGATCCATCAGAATACTTAACAAGATTCATACCATCAGATGTTTGGATGATAGTCGCTGTAGGTTTATTATTCTCTTCTGCCATACTCTATTCCTTATTTACCCATTGTCATCCATACCGCACCTGCAATAAATGTCAGGACTCCAACGGTAGATACTTTTACTAATGTAGACCATATTGATCTGCGTGTATCACGCCACGCTTCTATTAAGTTACGCATCTCTAGTATATCTTTTTGTGCATCATTATCAAGTAGCCC